CCTTTTTTAAACTGTAAATTCAATTTTGAAATCTTCCATTGATTCAAGCATTTTTCCTGTAACCGCCAAAAAAACAGAGCGATTCGTAGGAGCTTTTTTCAATTCTTCTTCGCTCATGACTGATGTATCAATTTCCTTTCCTTCCAAGAATTTTTTATTAGCTGCTATATTTATTCCAATCGTTGCCGATTCATAAATTTCTTTTTTTACTAATTCATCCAGATATTCCTGGCAGGCTGCGATAAGGAGACATTTATTATTGTAAGTATTTTTATATTGTCCAACCCAGTTATCCTTTATGGTCTGCACGAGATCTGTTGACGTTTTATCCATCGTTTGCACAAGTTCAATCGTGGAATAAATTTCGCCTTTTTCATCTGTTACACTTGTAAACGAATTTACAGCACGACCTAACCGGATTGTGTTTCCGTCTTTAAAAACAATTAATTCTCCTGCATTTACTTTCTCGTCCATTTCTTCTTTCGAGTATTTCGTACATTCCTCTACATCTGGAAGGACTGTATATGTTGCGGACTGACTAATAGGTGTGCCTGCAAGAATACCCGCGATTCTTGAGCAGAATAATTCCGGATTATATGCTGTTCCTTCAACTGTTACACTATCTGTTGTATAATTGATGATTCCTTCTGTATTGCCTGGCACTTTCGGAAGTACTGCTTTAATTTTTTTTCCATTCTTTCTGACGGTGTCTATCCAAGTTTTGATATCCTCCGTTTTTTCCGTTACCCCTGAGCCAAATGCAAGGTAATCAAAATCTATTGATTCTAATTTGTCCAGCACCGTCTCTAAATCTTCATATCCTTTCTTACAAAATACGCAAACCACTTTCTGAGGCTTTTCCCTGCCTCCGGCAAGTGCAAAATCAATCTGTTTTTTTGCCGTTGCGCCAATGTCCTCGCCTATTTCATCTCCTGGATAATATTCTTTTGTATCAAGTGCTTTTTCGTTTTCTAAAACAAGGGCAACAATTCCGTTATCCGTTCTTGTTTCAATTGTTTTTGCAAGTTCTCGAAAAACTACGTTAATACTCGGCATTCCCATCGCCATTTTTTATTCCTCCTTAAATTCAATTTCTACTTTTTCCATCATCTCGCCTGTTTCTGGTTTGTACAGGGACTCGTAAAAATCAAGATTAAATAAAAAGCGAGGGATATTCCCCCGCTCTCCAGTATAATCGGTGTCAAAGTCTGACACCGGAAGTAACCTCTGTTCTGTTTTTAGATGTGTCAAAAATGCCTGCCTCATTTTTCCCATATCTTTTAACACAGCAGCTTCTGTTCCTTTTTCATTTTTCCCATACATCATCACAATTTCCACTGTATAATCGTGATGATATATGTTCCTTGTCTCTATTTCTCCTTTTCCCCATGCTCTCGCAAACAGGCAGGGAAATTTCATTCCTTCGACTAATCCAAATTCGTACACAGGATACTCGAAATTTCTTCGGAGAGTGTCAACTACCGCTTTTTTAATATCATATTCCGAAATCACAGCTTGCCATCCTCCTTCAATTTTTCAAGTGTTTGTTCTACTCTTTTTCCATGCTCTTTATCCCATTCTTTTAAAACAGGCCTTAAAATCTGCCTTCCGGGAACAAATCCTGTAATCTGTCCGCCATCTGATCTAGGTTTTCCTTTTCTGGTATATGGTATTTTCATTTCATGTCCTTTTTCAATCAGATGCCAGTGTGGATTTTTCTTTCCTTCTGCCATAAAATCAATCGTATAGCATCCGGCAACATTTTGTACCGAACCTAATCGGAATCCTTTTGTCAGATTTCCGGTATGTTCTTCTACGGCTGATTTAGCTTCTTTTTTTACTGCTTTTACGAAATCTTGTCCTTCTTTTTTTAACGTCTTTTCAATATAATCCGGACAGTTTTTTGAGACATCTTCAAGGGCTTGCATTAATTCTCTATAGGATTTTTCATCAAAATCCAATTCCATCGACATTCGCACCACCTGCTTCTTCGATTGTTCTCGCATGAAGAACAAGAAACTTATCTGCTTCATTCTCATTTTCTATATAATCAATACAATACAATTCTCCTCGATAACGGATTTTCATTGTTTTATCAATCCCTTTCCGGTACCTTATTTCGAACTGCATCTCATGACTGCCTTCGTTCTTATAATTTTTTGTATTTTCCGAAGACTGGATCAGTCTGGCTTTCGCCCATACTTTTGCAACTACTATTTCTTTTCGAATTTCCTGATTCAATTCATCTTTCGAAAATCCCATTGCGATTATTTCAATTTTTTTGTTCATCTGCCCTGGGTTTCTCATGATTCATCACTCCAGTTTTCTAATTGCAATTGCAAGATAATTGTTTTCATGATATTAGACATTTTCTCACCGTTTCTGCTTTCTAGCAGGGTACGGTTATCATACATATTTTGCATAAATAAAAACAGTGCAAGTTTCACTCTCGCACTGTTGTCAATATCAATATTTCCTATTGCGTTCTTCAGCGTTTCCTCTGCCGCATCAAGGATAATCCCCAGTGAGGAATCATCCTCTTCAACTTTTAAGAATTCCGCTGCTTCTGATAAAATTCTGATTCGCTGCTGGGGATCCATTCTTTATCATCCTTTCTGTGCCTTTAAGAACTCCTCAATAATTTCCGCTTTTGTTTCCTTTGTAATGGAATAGCTCTTTTCTGTCGCAATTTTCTTGATTTCTTCGATGCTTAACGCTTCAAGCTGTGAACGTCTGTATTTTCTTGCTGGTTCGCTGATTTCTGTTGTTGGGATTTCCGCCTTGACAACTGCACTATCATCAATGATCTGGCAGTCTAATCTTTCTCTGACCTTGATTCCCGTCTGATCTTTTTTCCACAGGTCTCCAGCTTCTGCAGAAATATCAATCGTCATATTTTCTCTGTCAAATAAAACAAGAGCCTCCTTTAAGTTACCACAATACAGAGGGACTTTTCCGGCTGAATTCTTGATTGTTCTATTCGAGACAACTCTTACCGGATAAGAACCAAACAGGAGCCGTCTTGTCGGCTGTGTCGGGTCTTTCTGTAAAATATAATCACCGTCTTTGTCTTTGAGCTTATCAAGCCAGTTAAAACCACTCTGGTTTGTAATGATTTTTGAACCTGCTGCTATAGCTGGATCAAGTTCTACGTTAAAAATATTTTTCAAGCCATCTACGTCCGTCACTTCAACCTCAAATCCAGAAGTCATTTCATTAAGTTTCTTCAAAATAAGACTGTTTCTTGTTGCACGACATTTTTTTGCTGCCCAGTTCGTGAGGAATGCAATAATATTGGTGTCAGAATCTTTTAAAAGCTCATATGTAACTTTTAAGATACCGCCAAATTTCTTGACTGCATACTCAACCTTCTTTAAAACAGGAGTATCAACATCTGGGAAAACACTCTCTTCGTCAATGGTATCAAACGGTACACTGTCTGCATTTACCTCGTAAACCCTGCTTCCTTTGATGTTTGATGTGTTCTCAACAGTCACCTCATTCTCAAGGGCATCTTCTGAACGTCTTAATTCTCGAATCTGCGTGGAAATATCTGCTGGAACGGTTAGACCACCATCCGGATCACTGCCTTCTCTCATAGAATTAAGAATTTCCATATCTTCCTTCGATACAGGTTCTCTTCTGATTCCAGACCGGATCGCATTTACGAAAGTCTTTACAATCGAATTCTTTTTGCCGAAGTCTCCGGCTTTTCCTGCTGCTGCCTGTGCTTTCATATTCTCTAAATCGTCTTTATCTAACGCATCGAGCATATCATATTTTTTCTGTAAATCTTTCAGTTCTTTTTCCGCTTCTGTCGCTTCTGCCAGTTTGTCCGCTGCTATAAGATTGCGGATTTCAGTTTTCTTTTCATTAATCTTTACTGCTAATTCTCTTTTCTTATCCATTTCTAATCCCTTTCTCCATATTGCTCTAAGCTGGCTAACAGCTCTTTTTTCTTGTTCTCCCGGTCTAATCCGTCTTTTATCCCGGTTTGTACCGCTCTTGCAATCGCTTTTTCAATCTCTTCCCAGCTTGCCGTTTCTGGTACTGCCATTTTCTTTTCACAAACATTTCGGGGCACATTTTTGTACGAATCTGTAAAAAAGCTCCCTGCATAATAAGCTGCTGCAGAATTGCTTTCTTCTACTTCTACGTCAAACAGTTCTGCAACCTCGTCACCTACAAGCCAGGATTCTTCATTTACCTTCTGATTGATTTCTTCTTCACTGACTTTCGCTTTCGTCATGTAAGTCTGAATGATCGCAGTCTGGCATCTGTCCAGAATGTCAGCATCTTTGCGAAGTTCATCGGCATTTTTACTTGTAAAAAAATAAGAATTCGATGGTTTATGAATCATCATAGTTGCATTCGCCGGAACAATGATCCTATCGCCTGCCATTGCGATGACTGATGCAATAGAGGCTGCTATGCCATCAATATAAACTGTTTTTTGTGCAGAATTTCTTTTAAGCATATTGTAGATAGCAATTCCGCCAAAAACGCTTCCTCCACCAGAATTGATATGAATATTAATAGAGGACACTCCATCCAGATTATCCAGAAATTCTTTTACGTCACCCGGTGCCATGTCGTCCTCATAGCAACTGGACTGCCAAGTCTCGCTGGCAATATCGCCATAAAAAAATAAATCAGCGGAATCTTCCGTCTGATTTTTGATTTCCATAAAGCCACATTCGCATCTTTTGCCGTTGCGGTCTTTATTCATAAATTTAATTTTCTTCATTTCCGCTATTTCCTCCTTTCTCGTACTGCTGCCCTGCCTGCTCGACAGGAATAAAATTGCCATTCATAAGTAGGCGGTCACCACCTTCTTTATGCTCTTTATCCAGGAATTCTCTTCCTTCATTTATGGTATATAATCCATTCTGTATTGCAGAAGTAATCTGCCTCATCTGGCTTTCTGAATCTGTTCTCAGGATTGATTTTTCATTGAATTTGCAAACTTTATTTGTACCTGCGTACAATTTATATGTAAATTCTTCTTCGTATTGTTTTAGTGGAAACAGCATCGTATCAACCAAAAAAGATAACTGCTGCATCTCAGAATTCGCATAAGACGATTTCTCATAATTGTTGATCTGATTCGGTTTTACTCCAAATGCTCCAGCAATCTGTAAAGCACTGTATTTTTTTAATTCAAAAAATTGTGCATCTGTTAATTTGTAGT